CAGGCAGAAGGCAATTCAAAGTTTCCAGTTCGGAGATGCGAGGTTCTTCGTGGCTAACCCTCAGACCGCAGGCTATGGTCTGACGCTGACCGCAGCAACCAACGTGATTTACTACGCCAACGACTTCAACTTGGAGACCCGGGTGCAGTCAGAGGATCGATGTCATCGCATCGGGCAAAAGAATACAGTGACCTATGTTGATCTTGTCTCGAAGGGCACGGTTGATGAGCATATCGTTAAGAGTCTTCGGGCTAAGATCGATCTGTCAGCAAAGACACTGGGTGAGGAAGCAAGGCAATGGCTAGAGCTATCGCCTCGTAAAGAGTAATGCAATTTATTGTTTGACGATCACCGGATACATGAGATAAGTTATGAAAACACAAGAGGAGAATATTGTGGACAGAAAGAAATTCAAATCAGTGGCAGTGCCCGTTGATACATACAAAGATCTAGTGAAGCTTGCAGAGATGGAGCACAGGAGTATTCCGATGCAGATCACTTGGATTGTTAAACAGGAGGCTGATAAGCTGACTAAGGAATCTGCTTGACCAAGCAGGTTGCAGGCGATACCGTCTGCATTCAACCCGAAGGGGTAAAACTTTAACGAAGGAGAAGGAAGATGAGCGATATATTTTCGCTGATAGATGAGGAGGTCGATGCCCAGAAGTTCGACAAAGTAGATGGAGAGAAGGGCAGTGCGCTGTCTACTCTTATCCGTCAGTCTATGAAGATCGATGAAGATATTGCAACAACAGAGCAGCATCTCAAAGATCTGAAGTTCCGTAAAAAGAAAGTAAACGAAGAAGACATACCGTCTCTTATGCAGGAGATGGGTATGGATGGTATTACCGTTGATGGTAACAAGGTTACCCTACGTCAGTTTGTCCACGCTCGAATCAGTGAGGAGAAGCGCGATGAGGCTTTCGCTTGGATACGTTCTATCGGTGAGGGTGACATTATCAAGAATGATGTGACTGTATCGTTTAATGCAGGTCAGGATAATGTGGCAGGAGCCGTCGTTGATGATCTCAAAAGCAAGGGACTAGACCCAGCCCAGAAGACGCATGTCCATCCCATGAAATTAAAAGCATGGGTGAAGGATCGTATTGAGAAGGGTCAGGAGATCGACTTCGACACGTTCGGAGTTTTCGTAGGAACAGAAGCCAAGATATCGAGGAGCTAAAATCATGGCAACAGAAGTAGCAAATGCAAAGACCACTGCGGTGGCAAATCTAATGGATGACTTGTTCGATAGTGCAGGTCAGGGTATGGAGACTATTGGTGCAGAAGATATGCAGATTCCGTTCTTGCGGATCTTACAGCCTCTGTCACCGCAACTGCTGAAGACTGACTCGAAGTTTATCAAGGGTGCTTCGGCAGGTGATATCTTCAATACTGTAACTGGTCAGTTTTGGGAAGCCGATACTGGTCTGACTGTATTGATGTGTGCCTACACTACCAAGTTTCTGGAGTTCCAACTCCGGGAGTCCGGTGGTGGGTTCATGGGTGAGTTGAGTGCCGATGATCCTGATATCCGTAAGACTGAGCGTAACGGTTCTACTGAGATGTTACCAAGCGGTAACGAGCTTGTCCGGTCTGCTCAGTTCTTGGTGTTGGGTGTCGAGGATACTGGTGCAACTACCCAGATGATCTGCGATATGAAGAAGACCCAGATGAAGATTGCCAAGCAATGGAATACTCGTCGGGCTGGTCTGAAGATCGCGCATCCAAGCAAGGGCTTGTTCAACCCACCGATGTGGGCTGTGCCGTGGAAGCTGACTTCTGTGCAGGAGAGCAACGACAAAGGTTCGTGGTTCAACTACGCAGTAGCGCAGGAAGAGATGGATAGCGTAAAGCCTGAAGCGATTATCGAGGCTCGTGATCTGTACAATTCGTTCAGGGCTGGTGAGATTAAAACTGGAACTGGTGAGGAGAAGCAAAAGCAAGAAGACTCAGACGTACCGTTTTAATACCTCTTGGGGTGTCGTCTAGGTATTAACTAACGGCACCCCAAACCAACAAGGGGATACCCATGAGCTACCTACAAAGGTTCATGGCTGCGTTTGAGGGATTTAGTGCGGCACATGGACAGACACAGATATCAGAAGAGCGAAGGGCTGGCAAACAGAAGGCCAAGTCTATCATCGTTCGCAAACCACTTACAGTGGAACTCATTGCCGATCATCTAAAGGGTGGTCTTGGTGTGGGTTCCATACCCATCAATGAAGATAACAGGTGCAGGTTCGGTGCGTTAGACATCGATCAGTATCCGCTCGACTTAGCGGCACTTGATAAGAAGATACAAAAGATGAAAGTTCCGGCAGTCGTATGTCGATCCAAGTCTGGCGGGGCACATATATTTTTCTTCTTTAAAGGTTACATAAGTGCAGGAGAGTTCCGTGACAAAGCGTCAGAGATTGCATCGTATCTTGGATATGGTGGCTGTGAGATATTTCCGAAGCAAGAGCAGATTATTGTCGAGCGCGGTGATGTGGGGAACTTTATTAACCTTCCGTACTTTGATGCGAAACAGACGCTCCGCTACGCTATTAAGGAAGATGGCGAACCAGCGACGTTAAAAGAATTCTTGGAGCTTGTCGATAGGAGGAGTGTTGAGCCAGAAGTTTTTGTTGGTTTGACTTTTGGCAAACAGATCGATGAGTTTGATGAGTGGGCACCCTGCCTGAACTGTATGTTTGGGCAGGGAATTCCCGAAGGCACACGCAACACAGTGATGTTTGCAGCAGCCGTGGGCTGTAAAAAAGAACAGCCCGACAACTGGAAAGCTCGACTCGAGGAAATAAACAACAAGCATTGCACACCTCCGCTACCAGCGTCTGAGGTTGTGACGATACAGAACCAGCATGAAAAGAAAGAGTATGGATTCCCGTGTGATCAGGAGCCGCTCAAGAGTTTTTGCAACAAGAACTTATGCAAGACAAAGAAGTATGGCATTGGTGGTCACGCATCAAACGTAGAGATATCGGGGCTATGTGTAGTCAAGTCGGAGCCACCTGTGTGGTTTTGTGATGTGGCTGGGCAACGTGTCGAGATGACAACGGACGATCTGCAAACACCACAGAGATTCCAGAAAGCCTGCATGGAACAGATACGCAAGATGCCACCGCTGATGAAGCTGGCGGAGTGGCAGATCATTGTGTCGTTGATGATGGAAAACATGAGTGAGATCGAGGTGCCGGAAGAACTGACATACAAAGGTCAGTTCATGGATCTGCTTGAGTCGTTTTGCGATGGCAGAGTACAGGCTCAGTCAGCCGAAGAGATCACACTTGGCAAGCCATTCACTGATGAAGAAGACAACATGACGTACTTCAAGATCGAGGCACTGATAAAGTTTCTTCGCAACAACAAGTTCGAGACATATAGCAGGGGTCAGATTCAGGAGCGCCTCAAAGAGATAAACTCTGGTTCTCCTGCGAATGGTAGAAAGAGATTTGTAACCACCAAAGGTGATACGCATCCTCTTCGCGTATGGTGGGTGCCTGCATTTAACAAAGAGGTTCAAGTTCCAAGTATCGAGGTCCAAGGTGATGAGGTGCCATTCTAATGGAAACAACTATCTTCGGACCCCCGGGCACGGGCAAGACAACACGGTTGATTGAGATCGTACAACAAGAACTGGACAGTGGCACCAGACCTGAGTCGATAGCATTCGTATCGTTCAGTCGCAAGGCGGCGGAAGAAGCTCGAGAGAGGGCGGCTGCAAAGCTGAACATGGATGTGAATCAGATGGTCTGGTTCCGCACATTGCATAGCTTCGCGTTTCAGATGCTGGGGTTGCAGGTCAAGCAGGTGTTGGGCGGCAAGGACTATTCCAAGCTGGGCGGACTCTTGGGTCTTGAGTTTACATCCAACTCATCTGCAACGATGGCTGAAGGTATTCTGTTCAGACCCGGCAAGAGCGGTGATGCGTACCTGTCCATCATTCAGATGGCACGGGTTCGAGGTGTGAGTATCGAGCAACAGTTCAACGATGTAGCTGACCGCAGGCTGCACTACCAGCAACTCAAACTGGTGGATCAGGTGCTTCGTGACTACAAGAAAGAGACAGGCAAGGTAGATTTTGTAGACATGATCGAGGACTTTATCGAACAGGGTGACAGTCCGCTGCTCGATGTTTTGATTGTGGATGAAGCGCAGGATCTGGTTCCGTTGCAGTGGCGCATGGTACATGAGGTAATGAAGCCCAACGCCAAGCGCATATACTATGCCGGAGATGACGATCAGTGCATCTATTCTTGGATGGGTGTGGACGTTAAAGATTTTCTGAACGCCTGCGATAATAAGATAATACTGGACAAGTCCTACCGCCTGCCTGTGTCGATACAAAAACAAGCAGACAATATGGTCAGGCGTTTGATAACACGGCAACCAAAGACATGGTCGGGCACCGATGAGCAAGGTGCGATTGTCTGGCACCGTGACATCATGGATGTGGATATCAGAGAGGGTGAGTGGCTTATACTGACTCGAACAAACTTCATAGCCAACAAGGTGGCGAGTGATCTCAAGGATCAGGGTTTCTTGTACTGGCGCGAGGGGTCAGGCTGGTCGATATCACCAAACGTGTTGAGCGGTATTGAGCTATGGCTCGATCTGTGTAAGGGCAGGTTCCTGTCTGCGGCAGACCTGAAGAAGCTATCAACGCTGCTGGTAGCAGATGTCATTACAAAGGCTGGGAGGAAGCAGCTTGCCAATCTGGACACCGAAGAAACATATGGTTTTCTGGACATAAAGAAGCTGTGTGAATTGACGGCAGAGATTGATACACCGTGGCACGAGGTGCTCAAGGTATCCGAACGGGAGCGGATATACATTACATCTGTGCGCCGGATGGGTGAGTCAATCCTGACAGGTACACCGCGCATAAAGATATCAACCATACACAAAGCCAAGGGCGGTGAGGCAGACAACGTAGCTCTGCTTCTGGACTCCTCGAGGGCTTGTGTCGAGAGCAGGGATCAGGACTCTGAGATCAGGACATTCTATGTTGGCCTGACTCGCGCTCGAAAGTCCCTGCACATTGTAGAGTCACAATCATATTATGGGTTTCAACTATGAAAAACAGAAAACATTTTCTAGATACGGCAGAGGCACTAATCAATGGAGACAGAGCCAAGGAGTATGGTCCTGCTAAAGAGAACCACGAGCGTATAGCACAGATATGGGGCACCATACTTAACCATGAGGTTACGCCTGAACAGGTGGTCGCTTGTATGATAGGCTTGAAGTTAGCCAGATTGAGCCATGATATGACAAAGGATGATTCTTGGAGGGATATCATAGGTTACGCAGCCCTTGGCGGAGAGATTGTAAACGATGGATAAGCAGATGAACCTTCTTGATATTGATGTCAAAGAAGCAGCCCTTGGATTCGGTGATGATGAGTGGGAGCCGCCGTCATCCTTTCCTGATCTTACAGGATATGATCGTATCGCTATTGACTTGGAGACACGAGATCCAAATCTGATGAAGCTGGGGCCGGGGTGGTGCAGAGATGATGGCTATGTCATAGGCTACGCTGTGGCGGCTGGTGATTTTGTTGGCTACTATCCTGTGCGTCACGAGGAGGGCAACCTGCCGGAGAAGCTGGTGGTCAACTGGCTGAAGAAACAGATGGCTACACCCAAGATCGAGAAGGTTATGCACAATGCCATGTATGATCTGGGCTGGATGCGCTGGGCAGGGATCGAGGTTCAAGGTCCGATAATCGACACCATGATAGCCGCGCCACTGCTCAACGAAAATCGTAGGTTCTACAATCTAAACTCTCTGACAGGCGAATACCTTGGCGAATACAAGAACGAGAAGATGCTCAAGGCTGCGGCTGCTATGTACCATGTGGATCCGAAGAGTGACATGTGGAGATTGCCGTCGAAGTTTGTGGGCAGCTATGCCGAACAGGATGCTGCGGTAACACTGCGGCTCTGGGACAGGCTGCGTGTAGACATTAAGAAGGATGAAGTCACAAGCATATTCGAGTTAGAATCCAGTCTGTTACCCGTACTTCTTGAGATGAAAACTAAAGGTGTGCGTGTTGATATCGATGGTGCGGAGCAGATTCAGATCGAGCTTGGCAACCGTGAGAAGGAACTTCTAAAAGAAATAAGGACCGAAACCGGGGTGACGGTCGAGCCGTGGGCGGCTGCATCTGTGGCAAAGGCGTTCGATGCCCTTGGGCTTAAATACCATAGGACAGAAAATTCTAATGCTCCGTCCTTTACAAAGCAGTTTCTTAGCAATCATACTCACCCCATCGCGCAGAAGATTGTGAAATTGCGTGAATTTAATAAGGCAAACACTACCTTTGTTGAGACAATACTTGAACATTCGTGTAATGGTCGCATCCATTGTGATTTTAACCCTCTTCGTTCTGATGAAGGGGGGACAGTTACAGGAAGATTTTCGTCGTCCCACCCGAATCTACAGCAGATCCCGGCAAGAGATCCAGAAATAAAGTCTATGATCCGTGGTCTATTCATACCCGAAGAGGGTACAAAGTGGGGCAGCTTTGACTATGCGTCACAAGAACCACGCTGGCTGGCACACTACTGTGCTCAACTGACGGGCGTTCACAGGCACCCTCAGATAGATAGTGTAATTGATATGTATCAACAGGGCAACGCTGACTTCCATCAGATGGTTGCAGACATCGCAGATATAACCCGTAAGGAAGCCAAGACTGTAAACCTTGGTATCATGTACGGTATGGGGCGTAAGAAGCTGGCTGGTGTTATGGACATCGATGAGATGGAGGCCAAGTCTCTGCTCGAGAAATACCATGAGAGGGTGCCGTTTGTGAAAGGTATCGCAGATCTGGCAGCGTCAACCGCTAGTAAATCCGGGTCAATACGCACATGGCTGGGTCGTAAATGCAGGTTTGATATGTGGGAGCCTAAGTCTTTCGGGTACAACAAGGCTATGAAGATCGAGGAGGCGATCAAAGAGTATGGTGGCAAGGGTATGATACGTCGTGCCTTTACATACAAGGCTTTGAACAAGCTCATCCAAGGTTCGAGTGCCGATCAGACAAAGAAAGCGATGGTAGATTGCCATGCCGAGGGGCTAACACCTATGCTTACAGTGCATGACGAGTTGTGCTTTAGCATCAGCAGCCAAGAACAATCAGACAGAATTGTTGAAATTATGTCAACTTGTGTGCCAAGTTTAAATGTGCCTTTTGAGGTTGACGCAGAACTTGGTGATAACTGGGGAGAAGTGGGATGAATTGTTGGCATTGTCAGACAAAATTAATTTGGGGTGGTGACCATGATATTGAGGAAGAGAGTAGCTCTTTTTTTATGGTTACTAATTTAAGTTGTCCCAAGTGTGGGGCATTCGTGGAAGTGTATCTTCCGAAACAAGAGGAGCAAGAAGATGTGGACTAAGTTTTTAAGACTGTTCTTTCCCTGTCTCGTTAAAGAGCCAAAGAGAGCCAGATATATGGACGGACGTTTGAAGGGGGACGATAAGAAAACTCCGAAGATTAACGAAGCATGGGAAGGTGGCAAAGCACCTGCCAAAAAGAGAGGCCGTCCGCCAAAGGCCAAGAAGCGCGGCAGACCACCGAAGAAAAAATGAGTAACTTTTCTGACGCAAAGCTGTCAGTAAGCCAGTCAGTCCAGTCCGTGACTCAGTTGTTCCTGAAGCACGAGTCTGGGCTGCTGGACGAAGCCATCAGCAAGTTGCATGAAGTAGAAAGCCTGATTCAAAAGGCAGAGAAGGAGGTTCGAGATGATGTTTGAAGCTCTGATACTTGTATGCATGTCGAAGGAATTGAAGGACTGCTCAGTCATAGAAGACACTCGAGGTCCTTATGCTACACTCGAGCGGTGCATGGACAGAACAACAGAGATGTCTGCTGCTATTCTGACGTTTGACAAGAATCAATTCGTCATGGGTGCAAGATGTGAGCCTGTTGAGACTCCAAAACAGCAATTCTCAGCGACCTGAAGGTATATTGGTACGTCTATCGTTCACGAGGTCTACGAGAATCGATGTTTTTATTCAATGATTTCAGTCATCTGCAAGGGTACGCATTCTATCGACTAAGCGCCTTGCACGGTTAGGAACCTGCGTATACCACCTCGAGTCCACCATTTCGTCGGCTGCGGCGTTCCAATCACGGGCATCGACCCCGGCCTTCATGCCTTTGAACTTGCTGAGTCTGGGTCTGCCCATGTTAAACATCATGTTTGCAATGATGTGCTGACACTCTTCGGGCAAGTCATCGAAGTCCGAGTACAATACTTTGCACTCATCAATAGTTACCATCATATCAAGAGCAAACAACTGCTTTACTCGCTCCTGTTCCACGACTGTGCCAACAGGTTTGCTGTGTTCTTCGTCACTTTCTGTGATGAGGTGGCCTATGCCACAGGTTGGGAGTCCAAGATGGTCGAGATAAATCTCGTATTTACATCCTTCATCCTCCGCGATCTCTTCGCGTAGTTTGTCTTTGTTCATTAGATTGTCCTTGGAATTTGAGCGTTCTTCGCTTGATTAATAGGATTGCCTCCGCCCACTAGCTGTAACGAGCTTTGTTGCTGCGCCAAAGCAGAGGAAGGTGCGGGAGATGCCAAGGGGATAACACCTCCCGCTTGCGCTGCTGACGGAGGAGCGACAGCAGCAGCAACTGGTTGGGTCGGTGCTGTTATTGTAGGTGCTTGTGACACAGGTTCAAGGTCCAAGGTGGGAGTTTCTTCAACCTGTGGTTCTTGAACTGGCTCACCTAATCTACGTTGACGAAATTCACTTTTAATTTCATTTATTTCTGCAAGTGGAAGGATATTTCCATACCCACGAACACGTTTTTTTATTTCGGTGCTAGGACTAAAAGGTATGTATCTGCCTTGCATTAAGGCACCAATATTAGCGACTTTGTTCTTTTTAAGTGCTCGTCTAATTTCTGCGTCACTCATACCAGATTTACGCATATTCTGAATAGTTTGATACATCTCATTTGTGACGCGAAATCTGGCTTCATTAGCTTCTCGATATGTTTCTACAGCATTGGCTGGATCCAACACCCCTCTTGTAGATACCGCTGAGTTAAATATTTGTGAGGCACTTTGTAGTGCTCTGCCGTATTCAAATCCACGGTACATCAATACGTTTTCTGGTTTTACTTCTGTCTCGGTAATTCCACTAAGTGTGCGGAATATTTCTTGAGCAATCTTGCGTTCGTTACCTGCGGGATCCACAGTATTTTCTGCAAAGGCTCTAGACAATCTGCCTAGTTCAATGCCGGGTGCCTGTGTTTCTTTCTTCTGAGCTTTAATATCACCAAGAAGTTTTGCTCCTCCCGGAACAAACGCACTACTGATGTGCGCCATACTCTTAAATACTTTATCACCGGGTGTGTCTACGTCGTCACGATAAACTTTCGCACCAGTCTGCGTCCTGCCTCCTCTCTTAGTCGTGTCGAGAATACGTTCTGTAAGAATTGATTCCCCTGCAAACGGCTCAAACATCTCAGCTACTGCACCCATGACAGCATCCGTTGCTATCTTACCCGTGTCTGAACCCATGTCTTCACCTTTGCTCACGGCATTAAGGATTGCACGGGCTGGCTTAGATAGGTAACCGTAAGGATTCGTGTAACTGTAGTTTGTATAACCTGTAATTATATTTTTTCCGTCTGGTCCTACTTTTGTACTAGTGGGTAGAAGTATTGCATTCTGCTCCCACGACGCACCGTTCTCGCGTATGGCATCAATTTGTTCCTGCGTAGTGCCTGTAAGATCAAGCGCCATCTTTTGCATAGCAGTGGGCATGACCATAGTGGTAGTCGTGAATCCCATAAGGCGGCGCAATCCAATTTGCTGTATCTCCGAGTTTGTACTAGCGAGTTCGTCAAGGGCTTGTTTGAATGTATTAGCACTGGTGCGTAAAATCTCTGCCGGAAATGCAATGAAATTACCGATAGGAAGTTTACGAATACCTTTGATAAACTCAGGCACACGCTCATAGTTTGGGACTGTGTTCTTTACGATGTTGGCAGAGTGTTGATCTAGTGCTTCAGTTGCTAGACGACGTAGAGCTTCATTCGTGTCTGTTGATCCTTCCGCAGCACGACGAGCCAACTCAGTGTACCTCTCATCCCCTAATACACCACGAGCAGCTTTAAATATATTGCCGTTGTAAGCAGACAAAAGTTTATTGCGTTCAAACTCAAAGTTGTAAACCTTCCAGACATCGTCACCGCCTTGATACAGATCACGCATACGTTTGTTAACGCTGGTTAAAAACATTCCCGGCTTACCACGTTTAAACTTCTGACTGAATTTTCCACTAGTTGGAATGCCAAGAGAATCATCAGTCGCACCCTTTGTCACACCATAACCCATAGAGATTAGATTATCGATCTCTCGAAGCTGAGACTGTGTGCCGACGACACCCATGCGTTGTAGATTTTTGAAGTAACTAGCTTTATCTGGGCGCTTTACAATATCTTTCCAAACAGTCCCAATCGAATCAAACAAGTTAGCACCAGCACCTACGTTTCCCTGCGCTAAAGCAAACAGGCTAGACGATGTAAAGTTTCTGATCTGTGTAACAGGGGACAGAACAGTTGCACCATATTGCGTGATACCTTTGCCCCTCAAGAAAGTTGAATATGATGCCCTCATAAGTTGAGCAAAGTCGTTTGTGTTGGCGTTAGTCTGCATAGTCAGGTCTTTGTAGACATTGTTCTTTGCAAAAACCTGACCCTGCATAGATCCAAAACCCTCACCAAGTTCGGAGTATTCTCCCTGAACTGCTCTGGGTAATCTATTAAATGCATCTTTTGATATGAACATACCGGACGCATCATCAACTAAATTTTGATTTATAAACTTGTAAAACCTGTCTGTTGCTACAAACTCAGCCATATCCGAGACAGTAGTTGTCAGCGCCTCAATCGGATCTTTAACTTCTCCCATCAATCGACGAAGCATTTCATTGTTTGCCTGTCTGCTTTTGAAAAGACCTGTGCGTAGTCTATTTGCTGCAACTCTTTGAGACATACCAACGCCGGGAGATTTCGAGTAACGTCCAGTATATTGACTAACAAAGTCGTCAGTTAGTCTCGTGGCAGCATCTTTAGTTAACACCTGCCTGCCACCTTCAGTTAAAATATCTGTGCCCTCTTCTAACTGAGATCCACCTACACGAATCTCTTCAGCTATGTTTTTTGCAGCACTCGGATTGTTCATAAAATATTCAATTGTGTCAGACCTGTTTTGATTGAATGCTTCAGATCCAACGTAGTTTTTGTCTTCAAATATTTTATACCTACGACGCAAGTAAGAACCTATATTTTCTTGAATTACGTCTACGGCTTCCGCCTCTTTTCCTACAAGACCTTCACGAGCCAGATAATCAGATCCTTGTATTTGTTTTGACAAGCGATCAATCTGAACTCTTGCCTTACGAGCAGCGGCCTGCATCTCTGGCGGCAACAACTTCAGAGGCGGAACCCCTGCGGCAGCGGCCCTCTCCATAAATATTTCGTCTTTTGTTAAATACGAATGAAATTCATTTAAAACTTCTTGTCGTGTTAAAGGAGATGCTCCATCGAGTCCTTGTTCTGCTTCTTTGAGAGCCGAGTTTATCCCGTCTTCAATTCCTAGAATTGTTCTGGATACCTGACCAAGCTCCGCATCTACTTCACCACGAATCCGGCTTCTGGCTTCCGCTGTTTCTTGTGATAAGTTTCCACGAAACCTGAAGGATGCAAGAAAACCATCAAGAAGAGGATGTTGTTCTGCTAGTTGTGATACCTTAGAACTTATCGCTTCGCCTCCTGCAACGGCGGCTCTTGCTATCGGCGCAGCAACCGGAGCAGTGACTACAGCCGCACCTTTGCCTGCATAACCAAGTGCTTTTAAGATAGGATCAACCGCAGCGGTAGCACCTGCCGCTTCAAGACCAACCTTTAACTTATTTCCTATTTTGGCTGCTGCTGCTTCTCGGCCTTCAAGACCAACAGTGTCCGTGGTTTGTGTCACACCGCCACCAAAGAAATCACCTATGGTTGTTACTCCGTCTGTCGCAACAACAGCATCTGTTACGCCAGCCGCACCAATCTGTGATGCTTTCTGAGCAACCTTCGACATGTTTTTTACACGCCCAAGTCTGCTGACAAGACCTGCCGCACCCAAACCGGGGATTACAAACTGTGTAACAACTTCAGCTATCTCACCTGCCGCACCTTCAGGATCAATGCCACCCATGTCACGAACAGTGTTTGCAAAATTTGTAACATCCTGCGTGTAATCTGTGTCAAATGCCAGATCAACGGCAGAAGCTCCCAGTTCCGCGATGCCTTGTGGTATAGCAATTAAACCAGAAGCGATGCCCTCGGCAATCTCTTGCGTTGTAGATTCTTGAGTATCAGATGTTAGATCTTGACCCGGAATCTTAATAAGTTCTTGAGCAGCAGAAAGTATCTGCTCTTCTGTAGCACCTTCAGGACCTTCGATTTCGTAGTCGTTTCCATCAGGGCCTTCTACTTTATATGTAGCCATAGAGCGTTCCCTACTGCTTTAATTTAAAGCCACCACTGGTTGTTTGACTCTGACTCTGACCCTGTTTCGATACATCTATTCCAAACTGTGCTTTGATAGCTGCTTCAAGAGTACCGAATTCACTGGTTGAACCTTTTAGGTTAGATGCTAATATTCTAGCTTCATCGGTGGTTAAAGCAGGATACCGTCTAGCTAAAGAAATCGTTAGATCATCTGTATCAGTGGAAGTTCCGGCTTTAGTCTGTAAGTATATCTCAAGCGGTGTTTTTCCACTACCTTTAGCCATTGTTTCTATAAGTCTTTGTGTATCACCCGGCATCGCTGCAATGTCTTTTTGTGCTTGAATCTTATCCGCCGCTATATCACGTTGAAGTTGTTCGGAGTCTTTAAGTTCCCCAGCACGAATCTTGGCGGCAGTTTCAGCGGTCATCTCGTCGCCAACCTCTTTAGCTGCCATCAGCTTCAGAGCTTTTTCTTCTTTGGTTGCGGCTTGCGCTGCTTCACCAGCAGCCGTGCCATAACCTGCTAGACCTTTAGCCAGACCCGTTGCAATGTTGGTCATTGCGTCACCGCTCTGTCCGGCAGCAATCATGAGTCCAGTCATCATCAGGTTGTACCCAACATCGGTGCGTATGTCTTTGGCTTTGTCCTCACCTAAAAGATCTTTGAGCATCTCATAGCGTTGTTCTGTACGCTCTTTGCGTGTGCCTTTGATGTTGAGTGCTTCATCAACGGCATCAGCTTTTTGCTTGTTTGAACCTTCTCCGTCAAGAACTTCGTTTATCTGTGGGAACAAAGTGCTTGGATCTGTAACCAGCGCAGTCGCAGCATCTTCAGCGGCTGGCTCATTAGTTTCAGCGGTTGCTGTATCCGTCGCTGTATCCGT